ACGTCGTCCGCGATGATCTCGTCGGCACGGCTACCAGTGAGCTGGCCGGTGATACCCACGGACTTCACGGAAGGGGAGTGGCTGATACCAGCCGGGCCAACGTCGAACATGATGTTGGAGTTGCGTTGACCGTCCCTGGGCCGTAGGTGGGCCAGGATGGGCAGCTCGAAGATCAACCGCTTGGTGAACGTCGAGAACTGGTCAGCGCGATCCTTCGAGGCAGAGACCACGAGGAAGTTGAGGTTGGGATCGAGCAGGAGTCGCCAGCAGACGTAGGCCGAGGTGATCCAGCTCTTGCCCACTCCCCGGAACGCCTCGATGACCTTGCGTCGAGGGCCGTGCTGGAGGAAGTGAGCGATGTCGTATTGGATTGGGGTGGGGTCTGGCTTTGCTGCCGTAATGGCCCCGGCAGTCCACAGGAACTCCCACACGACAAAGAGGAAGTTCCTGAAGTCCCTCAAGGGGTGAGACTCAGGCAAAGACATAGGGCTGTAAGCTCCACAGAAACGCATAGAGCGCCGCCAGCGAACCCACCCTGTACCTATGCACAGGTGGATTGCTGGAGGCGCTCTACGGGCCTTCTAGGCGGTTTGGTTAGTGGTATGCGGGATCGTTGGGATCGGTGAACGGGAGCTGGCTGGTCAACGAATTGGTCAGTCGCTCCAGGGAGTTACCGGCAGTCGGGATTGCCTCGATGCCGTTGTCCTTCAAGAACTTGATGGCCTGGGCGAAATCCGAGGCAGTCGCCTCGCCAGACTGGATGCGGGACAGCAGTTGTTCACCGACCGCCGCGTGAAGGGCTTCAAGAAGCTCTTTCGGTGCGGTCATTGGGTTTCTCCTTACCGAACAGGGATTTGAAGGCATCCCGTACCTTGGGCAGGAACACGATGATCTGGAACACCAGCAGCATCGCGGTGCCGATGAACACCCAGTCCTGCAGGGTGATCCCGAACATAGTCATGCCCGAGACACCCACCGGTACGGGAGTGGTGACGAGAGCGACTTGCTCAGCAGCGTTACGGACGGTCATTCAGAAGCCTCCGAAGGCCAAGGGAGCGTCTCCTTAATCTCCGTGTAGCGGGCCTTGGCTTTCTCCAGAAGCTCCTCCCATCCGGTCTCGCCTGTGAGCTGCATCCGGTTTGCCTCAGCGAAAAGACGGTCGCTTCCCGTCTGAGGGTCTGCGTAGGCGTTACGACGCTGCCGTTCGATGAAGGCCCGCCGCTCCTCCAAGGGAGGCGGAACCCGCTTCCTCAAAACAGGCTTACCTAGCGTCGCATCGAAAGCGATCTCAGTCTCACCGTTTTGGCCTTCAATAAGAGCACGGTGCTCTTCAAGCGTGACCTCAACACAATCGCTAGGCCACGCATCAGCCTCTTTATAGTTCGAGGCAAACTCCGCTGGGTAAAACCCTTTTGTTGTTGGGGAGTAGAAGTACATAAATGCTCCTCAGTATCCAATTGCCGTCCAATAAACAAGGTTGTTCTGGTTGGCACCGTTTAACCCACGGTACACACGTAGTTGGGAGGTGCTAATCGGCTCTACCATGCCCCAGTTGTCGATGGTGACCGCGTTGCCGGTTACAAGTGGCGTTGCATGGGCCACTGCGACAACTGAAGGGAAAGTGATGGGAAAGGTAATGGTGGTGCTCGAATCACCAGCTATGCTGGCAGTTCTACCCCACTGCAGGATTAACCCACCAGGGAACTGCTGGTAACCGTTAGTTCCGAGACTCTGCAAACCCGCAGCGGTAAACGCTGTGGCAATGTCATTTGCGCCGTGCGTGTGGCCACTCGGGGGGAAGGTAGCGGGCTTCGCCGGAAGCGAGTTCCAATTGAGGTTGCCTGTGTGATAAAGCTCAAGCCACGAGGACCAGCCTGCGCTGCTTTGGTACTTACGCACGAACACCTTGCTTGAAACGAGACCAACCCACAGTTGGACCGGCTCACCCGCGCTACCAGCCACGAACACACCACCGTAAATCTCCGGGGCGTTTGTGCAGTTTCCGACGTAGTAGAAGCCCATTTTTGTGAGGCTGTTCATGTCTGAGTTGGTAAAGGAGATTCCATTACCAACACCAAAATCACCCACCTTGAGGAGTCTCCCTGCGGTGGAGTCTAGGGCACTCGTGGTCACGTTCGCCGTGGCAGCGGTACCAAGACCAGTCACTTCCCCCACAGGGTGGGTGTGTGGACTCGGGGCGAACGTCGTCGGTTTCCCAGTCACGTCACCCCAAGTCAACGACAGGTCGGTGATCTCCGCCTTCGAGTGGGTGTGGGACACGTTTGCCTTCGTCGCCAGTCCGCTATCGATAGCAGCCCGAGTTGCCGTCGATACAGGCTTGTCGAGGTCAGAGGTGTTATTCACGTTGCCCAAACCGAGGTTCGCCCTTGCCGCAGCCTTATCCGCCAACAGGGCAAGGTTCTCGGAGTTCTTGGCGAAGTCCGACAGGTCACCGCCAGCAATCGCCTGAACGTCAGCCAGAACCTGATTGACTGTCACCTCAAGCTGCTGTGCGGTAGTGACTGCGGTACCAGCATCCGCCGCCGCAGACTGGGCATCCTGCGAAGCAGACACAGCAGCAGCTTCAGCGGAATCAGCCTTGAGCGAGGCGAAGTTAGCCAGCGACACAGCCGAAGCGGAGTCGGCCAAAGCAGTATTCGCGGTGTTCAGCGCAGTCGCTGCGTCACTCGCTGCTGCGTTTGCCGTTGCCACTGCGGAAGCTACCTGAGAAGCCGCGCTGTTCGCGGTGCTGTTCGCACTGTTCGCAGTGTTAACCGCTTTGTTCGCCTCCGTCTTGGCGGTGTTCGCAGTCGTCACCGCGTTGCGGGCCTCAGTCGAAGCAGCGTTGGCAGTAGAGAGCGCGGTGTTCGCGGTGGTCACAGCGTTGCTTGCGGAGGTCGCAGCGTTGTTCGCAGTCGTGGCAGCGTTGTTCGCTGTGGTGGTTGCCGAGTTCGCCGTCGAGATCGCGGTGTTCGCCTTCGAGTCCGCGCTTTGCGCAGTCGTTTTGGCGTCGTTCGCAATCGTGTTCGACTCGACAGCCAGGTCGTCCGCTTCCTGGGACAGGTAGAAGTTCTGCTTGCTGGCCAGATCGAGCTGGCTTTCGGTGAGCGTGGAGCCGTCCGCGAAGTCCACCAGCAGAGAGTTGCGCTCGGTTACCCGGCGAACCTCGACCTTGGCTCCGATGGCCGGTGCCGTGGTCAGTTGGATGGACGAGGCAGACAGCCAGGAGAACGTCACGGCTTCGCCGTTCACGGTGACCTTGACGTGATCCTTGGACAGGTACGGGAAAGGCACCGAGAAGTTGCGGTTACCGCTCACGCTCTGGGTGTAGGTGACTCGTGCAAGAGCCATGCTTTTCCTCCAGACAAAGAAAAAGGGCGACCCGAAGGCCGCCCCTGTGTGTTGAACGAATGGTTGTTACTGATCCCAGAAGCCCGCTTTCACCTCAGCTTTGCGGTGCAGGTTCTGGATGACTCCTTGCTGGACGCCAGCTTCCTCGGCCATGAGCCGGTAGAAGGCAGCATCCCGTAGGGAGTTGATGTAGCTGTTCACCTGCTGCACCACAGGCCCACTGATGGAGCGGGTGCCCACTGGTAGACCAGCGTCGAGGATCATCGACAGGCCGACTTCCGGTTGCTGCTCGCGGTAGTACCGCTGCCACCGGTCGTACAGAGACTCCCGGCCATCCGCCGTCATGGTCTTGCGCAGGTCTGCGTTGCCCATCAGGCGGTGCTTGTTGGGGGCTGCGAAGGTCGTCCCGGTCTGCTTACTGATCGCGTCCAGCTTGCGGAGAACATCGAGCTGCTGCTCGGTCAATCCCTTGGCTCTCTCCTCGGGGGTGGACAGGGAGAAGATGTTCCACATTGCCCCCTCGTCGCCCATCTGCCGAACATTGCCCAGCACGTCGTAGGACTTGGGCGCACTACGTTCGTAGGCTCCGAGAGTCCCCCCGAAGAGCACCTTCGACTCCACCGTCTGCCAGAACGTAGTCGGGTCGTCGATGGTCGGGTCGTTGGTCTTGGCGATCTTCTGCATGGTGTTGGGCACCAGGGTGCGCAGCTTCTCGCCCAGGAACTTGAGCAACGCAGTGTCGGACTTCTCGGGATTGGCGGCGTCCTCTCCAAGGGTCATCAAGGCGTCGACACCAGCCATGAGGTTGGCATCGCGGATGGCCTGGGCGATTGCCATGGTTCCTACGGACACCGTGGCCTTGGCTCTATCCCACTCGGACTTGTTGATGAACTCTCCCTGGCGCTCCAAGCGCACGAGGTTCTCGTAGCGCTCCAGGCCGTTGATCATGATCTTCAACGGGGTGGCCAGCGGGTCGAAGTTGCGGTAGCTCCAGGTGGAACCGTCGTCGAACCGGATGGTGTACGGCTCAGGCAGGTCGGAGTCCGTGCGGGCGCGTTGCTGCCGCCAGTCCGAGTAGGCACCGTCACCGGTGATCATCCCCTGGGCGTACAGCGTAAGGACAGCACCGGTTGCGGCCAGCGACATCATCGCTTCGCCCTGGGCACGCATCTGCGCCCGGCGACCGTTCAGGCCACGCAGGTCACGGATGAAGCCAGGAGCCACGATCTGGACACCGGGAGTCATCCTGATGCCTTCCTCGAAGACACGCACGGGGGTACGGAAGAACAACTGCCCGAGTAATCGAATACTCGGGTGCTCGTTCACCCATTCCTCGTACTTCTTGGCGCTGTTGCTGGCGAAGCGGTGCCACCTGTCCTTACCCTCACCACCACTGAACGCCCGCTTGTAGAGCACGTCACGGACGTAGTCGATGGCCTCGGAGTCGTGGCCGTGGCGTAGTGCCTCTGGGTCTCGGGCCACCTCGCGCTGGACGTAGTTGATCAGCTTCTGCCCGGAGTAGCCCAGGGTTCGGCCTTTGTTCAGCACGACGTTCAGGTTCTCCTGGGCCGTGGGGTTGGCGTAGGACGCCTCGATGGCTTCCCGCACCTTGGTCTTCACGAACTGGTTCAGCGCCTTGCCCTTGAGTCCCTGGCGTTCACCCTCCTCGAAAGCGGTGTTGGCCACCTTCCCGGCGATGAAGCCCTCGTAGGTGATGCGGGACATGAACTCGTCGGAGGCGTTCAGCAGTCGCGGGAAGATGCGGATCACGCCGCCCTTGAGTCCCTTGATCGCCAGCTCGCCCTCCAGCAACCGGCCAGACTCCCTGGTTAGGATCGCCTGTTCGTACCGGAAGGCAGCCTTGGCCGCTCTCCAGGCACCGCCAGTAGCCGACCGCATGGCGCTGTAGGTGGCCATCATCTCGCGGCGGGTGGCCTTCTCGAAGGGGTTCGACAGGGCCGCGTTGAGCGTGGGCCGGTACAACACCTTGGCCATTGACGGCACGAGGTTCACTGCCAGGGTGGTCGGGCTGAACACGTTGGAGATGATCAGCTCGTTGGCCTTGCGGATGAACCCAGGGTTGGTGCCCGCAACCGCCTCAGCGTCGATTGCCAGCTCCTCCTGCTTGATCACGGTGAGCCTTGCAGCTTCGCCCACGTCACCCTTGGCCAGGGCTGCAGAGATCGCGGAGTCGTACTCCTGGGCCTTCTGCTTGAACTCCCGGCTCTCCATGGCTGCATCGACGCGGCGAGCGAACTCGGCATCGGCGTCCTCCTTGGACATGCCTTGCTTCACCAGCTCCTCGGGACTCAGCCCACGGAGCGCGGTGAGACCTTCCTGGCGTTGCCGCAGCATGGAGCCGGTGAGCGAGGAGAAAGCCTCGTCCATCGTGGCTACCGGCGACAGCAGCCTTTCCAGCTTCTCCTGTTGCTTGCCCAGGAGGTACAGCTTCTGAGGATCGGTGGTGCCCTGGGTCTCCTTGATGACCTTGGCCAGCTCGGTGCGGAGTTGATCCACGGCGATCTGGGTGGAGCGGTTGAAGCTGCCCCATTCGGCCTGGGTCATCTTGGTGGTGCGGAGCTGGTCGACGATGTCCTCGACCTGGGTGTAGTGCAGGTCTCGAAGGTCTTCGGCCAGGGACTCAGCGAACTGGGTCACCTCGTCCATGTTCCTGGGAACAAACGGGATCTGGTTGTCCAGCTCGGGGGTGTTGAGCTGTTCCAGAGTGCGGTTGAAGATCAGCTCGCCTTCGCGGGCCGGGACGGCTGCATCGGTGCCAGGAGCCACCCGAACAAGATCGGTCGGCGGGGCTTCGAGTTGAGCCGGTTGGCTAGGAGTGGGAGCTGCATCGGGGGTAGCGGGTGCTGCACTGTCAGCAGCAGCTTTAGGCTGAGCCTCTGGTGCCGCTTGGACTGGAACCGGAAGGGTTTCCTCCGGCCCAGCCCGGAAGTTGCGCCACTTGTTGGCTAGTGAGTCTGAAACAGCAGAGAGTACAGTACCCCCAGCCAGACCAACCCCTGCACCCAGGGCAGCACTGCCCAGAACAGACGTGCCATCAATCTCCTCCTTACGTCCTGCAGATACCTCGATGCTCTGGCGGATGGTGTTGTCGACCGCACCGTACATGGCACCCTCGACACCAGCTACGGTGCCGGTCTTGAGGCCAGCCTTGAGCAGCTCTCGGACGCCAGCCTTGGTGGCTTGCTTGGCACCTTCCTTACCAGCGAGGCCGACACCCAGGGTGCCCAGACCGACGTAGGTTGTAGGGTCAGTCAGGACACCCTTGAAGAACCGCCCGACGCCATCCCAGGACACGTTGAGGTTGTCATAGGAGTCCATCAGGTACAGGAAGGCGTCCTTCTCGTACTGCTCTGCGTTGCTGATCTTGGCAGCATCCACCGCCATTACGGGCAGGTTGTAATTGAACCAGCCCATCATGTCCAGACCCCACTCAGCCAGCTCTTGGTCGCTGCCCTTGAAGGGTTGCCCCTCGTTCATCTGGTACAGCACGCGGGAGGCGTTGAGCCAGTCTTGGTTGCTTGCCAGGGTATCGGGGTCGATGTCCTTGGCCACGGCCCCATACTGGTAATCAGTCGGGGCCAGGGCAGCTTCCTGCGGCGCTTCGGCCTGGGAGAGGTACATCAAGGTCTCGTTGAGTTGGTCACCCTGGAGGTCATCCGGCAACTCGTAGCGAGCGCCATTGATCTCGTAAACGGCCATTCAATTCCTCACTCTACTCGGCGCACCTCCACGCCGTTCGGTAGACGGAACGAACTGGCCGAGCCTTCCGGCGCAGCCCTTTGCGGGGTCGGTGCAGGGTTATTGGTTGCTTGTGGTTGCTGCGGTGCGGTGCGTTTCTGCAGCATCTGGAGGCGCATCTCAGCGGCCTTACGGGCACGCTCCATAAGCTCCAGCTTGGCGCGGCCACGAGGGAGCTGACCGTTCTCCTCGATGTAGGCGTTCAGCTCGAAGTTCAGGGTGTTGTAGAACGTCGATCGAACAGCGCCCTGGGCGTTCACCCCCTGGATCTGGAGGATCTGGCCTTGAGGCGACTGGGCGAACACCTTGAGGTCGTCCCCCAGGTTCGAATCGAAGTAGGTGGTCACGTCCTGATCGCGCAGCATATTCACGCCACCCATCAGCACCGGAATCTCGTCGATCAGCTTCTGCTTGTCGTTCGGGTTCAGGTCACTGCGGGCCATGATGTGGTCGCGGAGACTGTCCTCGGTCACCTCACCATCCTGGCGGAAGTCGTAGAGGAACTCAGGGTCAGCCTCGAACGCCTCGGTGAAGGAACCGGTGGTGCCAGCCTGGAGCAGCTTCGAGCGCACAGCCGCAGCGTTGCGGGTGCTGTAGGTCGAATCCAGGGTGGGCTGGGAGTTCAGCCGTAGGGCGTACTCATACAGCTCAGGGGTCTTGTAGTAGTCAGCCGGGTTCACGGCGTCACCATCGACCAGCCGCTGTAGGATCGAAGCCTTACCGGCTCGGATGCTCTGCGCCCGCTGGAACTCGGCGATCTCCTTGGCACGGACGAACTCCGAGTACTTCGCCGCCTCGATCTGCTGACCGACCTTGGCCAGATCGGCCTTGGACTCAGCGTTGAGAAAACGCTTCGGGATCGTGTCGAGCAGTTTCACGTTGCTGTCGGCAATCGCCTGAGCGATGACCGAGTCGACCACGATCTTGTTGCGCTCGATGTTGTTCAGGGACGAGGACTGCTTCCACTCGTTGTCCAGGGCGATCAGGTCTCCCCCGTTCTTGATGGCGTTCACCACAGCATCCGAGAAGGAGTTCTTCTGGAGTTCTTGGTGGTAGCCAGCAGTCTCGCGCATCCAAGTCGTCTCGAACTCGTTGAGAGTCCGGTCGACCTGCTCAAGGAAGCCGTTGCCGTAGAAGTCCTGGCCCCCGGTTTTCTCGAAGGCTTGCTTGCGGATGTTGTCGAGGAACGCCTTACGGTTGGCCGTGTTGAGGCGCACCTCGTCGTTCTGCAGGATCTCCTGCACCTGATCCAGTGCCCACTGCTTGGCCTCTTGCTCACCCGTTGCCTGGGCGATACGGGCAGCCACGGTGGGCACCAGCTCGGGGAACATCTCCTGAACCTGGGTAGCGTTCACCGCACCGGACTCTTTGTCGCGCATGAACTGCTCGGTGTAGTACCGCAGCTTCTGCATCTGCTCCTTTTCCATGTCCTTGGTGGTCGCTGCTGCGTACTTCTCCAGGGCCGGGTTCAGGGAGGCAAGAGCGTCAGCAAGCTGGCCCATGCGGTTGTCCTGGGCGATGGCTTGAGGACGGACGTAGGTATCGACCCGAGCCGCAGCCGGGGCCAGACCTACTCGGGCGGACGTATCCCGCTGGGTTACCGCTCGGCCCCTCTTTTGGCGGACAGAGGGACGCGAGGAAGTCGAGGGCCGCAGCCCCGGTACGTTGTCCATTGGTTACCTCTTAGGTCTTCTTGGTGGTGGTCGTGGTGGACTTCTTGCCGAAGTAGTCGCCCGCCGGGTCTTTACCGGTGCGGGTGGTGTAGTTGGCGTAGGCTCCGGCAGCACTCGAACCAATCTGCAGAGCTGTGGCCCACCCACTCGGGCGGATGCCAGGAGCAGTGGCGTTCATCTGGCCAATGGCTTGGTTACGGGCACCAGCCATCTCGGAGTTGAGTTGGTCGAGCGACCAATCACGGTTCTGCTCGATGTTGCTGATGTCACGAGATGCAGTAGCGCCGATGTCGGCCAGGATGGATTGAACGGAGAAGCCAGAGACTCCAGCCTCACCGGCTGCTGCATAGGCCGAGGACATCTGCCGTACCGACTCGCGGCGGCGCTCCTCGATCTGCTGGGCAGCGCTTTGGGCTTCTTGCTGCTGGCGGTTCTGGATGGCGATATAGCTGTCCCGCAGGGCAGCCTGGGCGTTGCGTTGATTCTGCTCGTGCTGCTTGGTTTGCATCTTGGCAGCCACAGACTGCTGTTGATGTCCTGCCACGGCAGATAGCGTGCTCATCACACCCATCGTGATGGAAAGGGGATCACACATTAGCGTCCCTCCAGGGGAATCAACTTGGCGAACTCATAGAACCTGTGGCCGTTGAAGTCGAACTCACGCAGGAACGTGAACCCGGCCCACTTGAGCCACCGGATGTGGACTTGGTTTTCCGCGTGGACGGCGTTGGCCAGTACGCGGTAGTGCTCTCGGATACGCGCCAGATACGGACGGGTCTCGCGCAGGATCTGAACCCAGTGATCCTTGATGGCGTCGGTGGCCATCATCCAGACGTACCCCAGGTAGGGTTCATCGGATGGGCAGGTGCCCCAGATGATCTGAGGCTTTTCCTGCTCATCGACTGCCACGAAGCAAGGATCAGGCGAGTCAACCCCAACCAGCAGGGCTTCCAGGGGATCTTTCCGCCCCACTGCTTGGAGTTCTCGAAGGTCAGCTTGGCGAAGACGCGGTGCCATATCGACGGCATCCTCATGGGTTGCTCGTCGAACGGTGAGCATCACAGTCTCCTTGAACGAATGACGTAGAACGCCTCCCATTCGGCGCTCAGGAAGAAGCATGGGAGGTAGCTGTCGTTGACCAGTTCGATCTCGACCTGATCGTTTTTGGCCATGACGGGGAAGCTGAACTTGCCTTCCTCGATAGCCACTTGGCCCAGGATGTTTCGACCGGAGCCGACCACACGTCCCGAGAAGATGTACTTGTAGGTATCCCTGCGGAACGGCGTCACCTCGGCCCGGAAGTACCCGGCGTTGTTGTAGAGCACCGACATTCTGCGGAGCTGGATGCGGCCCTCACCGACGGTCAACTGGCCCCCGCCGATGGCCTCCTCCTTGATGACCAGGGTGGAGAACCGATAGCGGAAGGTGTACGGCTTGCCGATGTAGAACGGCTGATCCCGCCAGTCACCCTTGAAGCTCAGCACGGAGAACGTCCCGCTGTTGTCCAGGGTGTAGTCGCTCACCACGACCCCAGGAACTCGGGAGCCTCCAGGCGCGGTGACCAACTGAACCGTCTCACCAGCGCGTAGCTTGTAGGGCAGCGTGACCTGGGTGATGTCGTCCGCCTCCAGGGCCGGGTCGTTCTCCTCGAAGGTCACCGTGCAGCGGGCCTGGGTCACCATGCTGTCGAGGTGGACGGCGATGCTCCAGTTCGACTCCGTTGCACCGGGTTCGAGGTTGATCACCTCAAGGTGCAGCCCATCGCTTCGCCGGATGACGAAGTACAGGCGCGACTCGATGAAGTCGCAGTTCAGGATCTCGTCGTTCGGGTGGAACTCCCAGCGCGACCAAGACGACTGCAGCTTCTCGCCGTTGCTCCAGTAGTACTTGTAGACCCAGGCGCAGTTGCGCTGCTGATCCGAGAGCACCACGACGCAGTCCTCGTTGGAGCTGGCAGCGATCTTGTAGACCCCGCCTGGGATGTACTTGGGCACATGGCCGGTGATATCTGCTGCATCCTCGGACTCAGTCTCACCGTCGACGTAGTACTCCCGCAGCCCCGTGAAGGTGCCTCGGTTGACGGCGAAGTAGACGTACCGCCCGGCGCCCACGGGCTTGGCCCTGAGCGAGCACTCGTACTCGGTCGTCTGATTCACCGAGATCGTGTCTGGGGTGAGCACGTCAGCGTCCCCGAGCTGGAACTGGGTCTTGTCGCTGAACAGCAGCATGGTCTCGTTGAACGGCACTGCATGACGCAGGATGGAGACCTTGACGTGCGACACGCCGATGTCGATTGGGTCGGTGTCCAGTGTCGACGTTGCCGTGCCTCGGAAGAACGTGAAGTACTCTCCAGAGCGGGAGAACACGATGTTCTCGTCGCTGACGAAGCCCAGGCGGTTACGGTGGAAGAAGATGTCGTTGAGCGGTCGCCCGACGAAGGACGGCAGCGGGTTGCTCTCCAGATCGCCTACCTTCCGGTTCTCCCAATCGGCGCGCTTGAAGGTGAACGTACCGTCAGCGTTGCGGATCAGCACATGCGGCATGGTGGCCGCGTCCAGCCCGACCGACTCGCCGCCCTTGAGGGTTTCCTTCCAGACACCCGAGCTTGTGCCAGTGCCGGTCACGTCGTAGCTGACGTAGTAGTTATCGAACGAAGACGACTGGTCGCCCACGATCTCTACCGTGAAGCCAGCCACAGCGCGGGCCGGGAGGTTCGAGAACCGCTGGGCCTTCTGGGCAATCACCTCCAGGCCATTGTCCCCGATGGAGTCATCGGAGCTGATCGTGAAGCTGGCCCCATCGGTTCGCTTGATGTGGATCGTCGAGCCGTACCGAACAACCGACCAGCCGGTGCCCAGCGCAGAGGTGATGCCGCTGGTGAGCTGGGTGGCGATGTAGTCGGTGGTGACTTGGTTGACGTGCGCAGCCTGGGAACCATCAGGTGCCGTGAAGCTGGCCGTCTTACCATCCACCGTCAGGATGTACTTGGCCCCGTAGGCACCTTGCTTGACCCAGGCCAGAGCCTCGTAGGGACGGCTTGGAGCCAGCGTGGGGGATTCCTTGGTGGCTACCTTGGTGTTCAGCACGAAGGTGTAGTCCGCCACTGTCACGCACCGGAACTCCTCAGCCGGGTTGGCCGAGTTCAGGTAGGTCTTGCCGTTGGGGAACGACACGGTCTTCTCCACGCCGTTCAGGTCGAACACGCGAAGGTTGCCGTTCAGGATGATGACGATGTACTGCTCGACAGCGTCGCGGTTGATGGTGTGGATGAAGATGTTGCCAGCCATCGAAGGCAGCTTGGCGAGGTGGCGAGTACCGGGGCGCTTCCGCAGCCCTTCGACCACAGACGAGTGGGCGTTGATCTGCTCCTGGCATTGCGAGGCCAGACGCATGGCATAGGGCTGCTGACTCACCCCATTCACCAAGTTGGGAATGGTCGTGGAGATCAGGCTCATGGTTAGCGATCCAGTACCCGGAAGACCGAGTAGTTGTCGGACAGGATGTTGTAGTCAGCCGTGTCTGCTTCCATCTCCTTGAGGGTCACCAGGGCGCGGGTCTCGTCGACGGTCGAGAAGCGGGACAGCTCGATGGAACCCAGGACGCGCTCTTGGAAGATGCGGGAGGCACGGATGGTGATGTACTGGCGGGCGGCTTCCGGCAGCTCCTCGAAGGGAAGCTGGGTCACCATGTCCACCCGTACCACCTTGTTGATCTGGTAGGTGTGGTTGCGGCGGTCGTAGAGGCGCTTACCTCGAACCACCACGTCGATCTGATCGTCAGGACTTACCGTGTCGCAGCGGAGTACCCCGATGGGTAGCTCGCACTCACCCTCTTGGTTCGGGGTCAGTGGGTAGCCCTTATCGGTGTTCCAGTGCCAGCCCCTGGCCTGGACTTCCCGGTCAACCGAACGGAGGATCTGGCGGGCCATCACTGCGTCGATTACGCCGCTGTCCTCTACGGTGCTGATCGGGGCTTCACCGATGGTGGAGAGCATCGTGTTGATGGCTTCCAGCTCAGTGGTTGGAGAAATCATGGAACCCCCATAAGAAAAAAAAATAGGAGAGCCATTTCTGGCCCTCCTATGCGATGGTGGATAGTTGCTTACGCAACAGCGGTGGACAGCTCCACTGCAGCTTCCGGGCGCAGAACGCCGTGGCCGACCGCGTACTTAGCAACCATCAGGGTGCCCTGACGGCTGATCTGGTACTCGGACTCCATGCCCAGGTCGAGCAGCTTCACAGTGCCGATTGCCGACGGGTGCATCACCAGACCGACAGTCTTGGAGAAGTCACCGGCGTACTTGTCGCCAGTGCCAGCGTCCAGGGAACCTGCAGCGACAACGGTGTTCGGCAGGTTGTTGGTCTTGACGATGGTGATGCCAGCAACGCGGATCACGTTGCCGCCAGCGTAAGAACCTTCGCCACCCCAGTCGCGGTTCAGAACCTTGGTCGACTTCGCCAGGGCGTAGAACTGAGCCGGGCGCACGAACAGGTAGCGCTCGTCAGCCGGTACGTCCTTCTCGTCGAGGATGCGAGCAGCCTCGAACATGGCGTCTGCCAGGGCATCGCCGTTATCAGCGACCACGTTGTTGATGGTGGTGCCGCCGAACTGATCCGGGTCGTTGATGGTCTTGGCGGTGCGGGCAGCCAGCACACCAGTTTGCAGGATGTGCTTGTCCATGGTGTTCGCCAGCTTGGCACCCATCTCGCGGGTGTAAACCGAGCGAACGTCGTAGTGGTTCTTCGCCTCGTCGATGTTGGCGATGAAGGTCGGAGCGATCAGGAGTTCATCAATAGTGATGACCTTCTCGGCGTGCTTCAGGATGCCGCCCAGAATCTCCTGGCCCGGAGTGTGGTAGTAGGCGCTTGCGCGGCCCATTACCGGGAATTGAGCAGACTTGCCGTGGGCGATGGTTCGCACTTGGTGCTTGCCCATCATCACGTTGGTCTTCTCGAAGCTGGTCAGAACTTCACCAGCAAACACTTTCAGGAACAGAGCATCGACAGCGCCGCTGCCGTTGATCTGACCAAGACGCGAAACGATAGCGTCAGCCATTTGTTACCTCGTGAACGATTGATAGGAGTGGTTTGCTCCCAGCAGCCATCCACGCGCTGCGCACAAGGTTGTCCTTCCGGCTCCACCCGCAGGTGGGTCAGTTGGGCCGAGGCTCGTGCATGAAATGCTTTGGGTGCTAAGTCACCGGCTTTGCTGCCAGTGCGACTTGGGGCACTCGTCGTTCGAGGTAGGGGGTTGCCCAGTGACGTCTCCCGACGTGCTAGGGCTTGTGCAGTTTCCGTAGCTGCACCCGGAGATACAGGATCACCTCCTTCTCTATGGGGTTTGGCTGGCACGGCAGGGATCGAACCTGCGACCGCCCGGTTAACAGCCGGGTGCTCTACCATCTGAGCTACATGCCAGTGAACGCTCCGTGATTCGGCAGACGGAGCAAGCTGCCTAGCGGCCCCACGATTTGAGCGTGGCCTTAGATACGCGGGTGACGGGGAACCCGGCCAGAGGCTTGGGGGCGATGGAATCCTGGGAAAAAGCGAGGCCGACATGAAGCCAGCCCCGAAGTACCAACCAACAGGAGAGATCGGAGAACGATCTTGTTCTCCATAACTGTGTGGTAATTACCGGAGGCAGAACTTCTCCCACTTGAGGTTGTGGGCGAAGACCTCCTGCTTGGTCGTCGGGGTGTCGTCTTCATGCCAACTGATGGGCTTCACCCAGGAGCACTCATCGACTGGCGCGTTGGTAGCGGCGCATCCGCTCAAGATCAGCGTCAGACAGGCCACCACGAGCCACCTGCAGGTCAATCTCATGGGCTTCTCCACGGCGTTGTTGTTCAGCTTCCAGCGCCTCCAGGCGCACCTTGCGCTCACCTTCCTGACGCAACTTGTCGTCACGCAGGAGGGTGAGCACCAGGGTTGCTAGTTGGAGGATCGACTGGAGCGCCTTGAGGAACGCCTTCACAGCTTCTCGCCGGGCAGCTCCTTGGCCTTGCGGGTGACAACGCCAGCGAGCGCTTCGACGACCTTGTAGACCTTGCCCACGATCTCGTCATCACGAGGGGTCGGGGTCAGGTTGACGATGGCCAGAGCAAGGGCATGGGCAGCCACAATGACTGCCAGGATGCCGTCCCAGTTTTCGAGGACAGTTTCGATCATGGTTCACCTCAGAAGATGTTGGAACGAGCCAGACGGGCCTCTACCTCGCGGCGGTAGGCCGGGTCTTTCTCATAGCGGGGGTCTTGCATTGCTGCGGTCAGTTGGGCCAGGGACTCGTAACCACCGGCACCGCCACCGTTCTGGCCATTGACCAGCTTCGGCTCAGTGCCCACGGCCTTCTGGTAGCGGAACGCCAGGGACATCACCGCACTGCGCACGGTGTCCATGTCGCCGCTCTCAACAGCCAGGTTGTAGCGGTTGAGGTCTTCCTTGCTCAGGTTCGCCACTGCCCACTGGGCCATGGCCTGGAAGGCTTGCTCGCCACCGACCTCTTGATAGATCGACTCACGAGCGCGCTCAGCCTCAGCCTCTACGCCAGCGATGTACTGGTCGACATAGGCACGCGGGATGCCAGCCTTCTCCAGTTGGGCGTAGTGGTCTTCGGACAGACCGCCGTTGGCTTCGTAGTGGGCGGACATCTCCTCGATGTCGAAGCCGTTCTTCTGGGCCAGCTCGTCGAGCTTCTCGGGGGTCATGTCGGTGACATCCGGCTTGGCCGGTTCCTGGGGCTTTTGGCCCAGCTTGCGCTCCAGCTCCTGATACGCCTTGGCCAGCTCGTCGACGGACTGGAACTTGCCCAGCAGAGGCTCTTGCGGCTTCGGCGCGTCGTTGCCCAGGTTCGCCAGCTCGGCGTTCTTCTGGTCAACGGCAGCGGCCATGGCTGCATCGTGGCCAGCCGGGGCTTCGCTGTTCGGGGTGCCTTGGGTGTTCAGGACTTCAGCCATTTGGTTCTCCTCTTAGTGGTAAACGATCACGAGGCCGCTGCTGGTCTTCTCCACGCGCTTGCTGGCCTCTTGGGGTTGCTTGTTTGTTTCAGCCGCAGAAACAGAAGGGGCCGCCTTGCGGCGACCCCCTTTGGTTTCCTGGCTGGTGACTTTCGGTTGAGCTTCGTCAGCCATTCTTCACACCTGCCTTGACTACTTCGGTTGCCATTCCCATGCCGCCCTGAGCGAGCATCTGGCCGAGCTGGGCCATCTGTTCTTCCTGGGCTTGCTGTTGCTCCATCGCCTTGACTTCGTCTTCGCTGCGCACCAGACCCTTCATATCCAGGCCAAGCGCTGTACCGCGACGGGTCATGTAGTCCCCGACGTTGAGATAGCGAGCGACCACCTCCGGGCCGAACGTCTGATTCACGCCCTGGATGAAGGCATCGAGCTTGTTCAGGTCGTGCCCACGGCCAAGGGCTTCCAGGCCGGTGGTGATGGTCGGGCGGACGGTGTCCTTCGGGAGTGCCGGGATCTTCTTGCGCTTCTCCAGTTGCAGGATCAGGCGCTGCACCAGGGGGAACTGGAACTCCTGGGAGAGGATCGAGTAGACGCCGCCAAGGGCATCCTCCAGTTCACCGGCCATGTACCGGATCTCCTCGGCGGTCACACGCTCGCCACCACGCTGAACGGCGGTGTTGAGCAGGAACGCGAAGGACAGCCGCTGGCTGATCGACTCGATGGTCTCGAAGGCGATGCGGAAGTCAGCGAACTTCTCCACCTGCAGAACCGTCACGTCCTGGGCGTTGCCGGTGCGGACAGCCCCGTTGGGGGACTCGGTCAGGGTGCGCTGCTCGGTCGTGCCATTGGGGTTCACGAGGAACAGCACCTTGGCTGCTGCGGCAGAGCCTTCGACGATGGCCTGGGTCAGGGCTTCCAGCGACCGGAGGTCACCGTAGTACTCCTCGACGTAGCCACGGCCATAGTCCTCGCCGTCGATCTTGGTGAACCGCAAGGCCAGCCACGGGGACTTGTCCAGCGGATAGGTGCCCTCGGTGCCGGGGACACGCTCACCCTTGACCTCTTGGTAGATCCGCCACTCGTTGCCGTCCCGGTAGATCCGGGTGTACAGCTCCAGGGTCTTCTCCTTGGTCAACTGCGGGGCGTCCTTGAGCTTGGCCAGGAAGTCCTGCGGCAGTGCCTCGGGAGAGACCACGTCCTGCACGATGATCTCCAGCACGTTCCCCATGGGGTCACGGCGGACGACGTAGCGATCCAGGCGGTAGACCTTCATGCCTCCTTCGGGGGCGAGGTACAGCAGCACGTTGCCCGCGACGAGCAACTGCTTGAGACCTTCGCCGGTCGAGACGCGGATGGCCTGGGACTCGATGTCGTACATGACAGCACGCTCGATCTTACCCAGGGCTTCCTCAACCTCGGCCCTCATGCCCTCTTGCTGGGTCATCTGCTCCAGGGTGTAGTCGTCCACCGTCAGCCGGAAGAACGGACTGTTCGGGGGCATGAGCGCCAGGAGCAGCTTCGAGGAGAGGTTGTTGACGCCTCGGGCGCCCAACCCCTGGAACGGGGTCGGGAGCTTGGAGTGTGCGGAGTGGTTTGCAGGAGGGAGGAGCGACGGGATGGTTAGTTTGGCAGCTTCTCGTGCGCGTTGAAGGAATGGCTCACGGAAGCTGATCAGGGCGTTGTAGCGCCCGCCAGCCGTTTGTTCCATACGCCTCCTCGGTTAGCCCACGGGGATGTTCAGGCCGCTACCGGTGTTCGCTCCACCAGCTTGGTTCAGGTCGATGCGCAAGCCATTGCGGCGGTTGCGCTTGCGGGTACTCAGCTCCTCGTTCTGGGTCATGGTCTCCGCGTTCTGTTCCGGCTTCGGGGCTTCCTGGGCCGGAGGGGCTTGCTCGACTACCTTGGGCTTGTCGGCCTTGATACCGAACACACCGCCCACGGTCTTCGAGACTGCCTTCTTGATGGACTTGGTGACGGACTTAACCGCCTTCTTGATGCCACCCACTGGTTAACACCTCATCACAGTCATGGTTTCGGTCAGGCCATGCCGGGCGTAAAGCCGTCGGATGGCCGCTTTGTTGCTGGCTGCGCGAGTGCCGAACTCACAGCCCCTTGCCCCGTGGAGCAGCGCGAAGGTCTTCATCACCTCGAACACCTCGGACAACCGGGTGCTCCCAGTCCCTACTCGAAGCAGGTACTCCTCGGTGAGCACGAAGCCACGGGCGTACCACTCGCTGGCTTTCGAGTAGCCGATCAGGTAGTCGGAGTTGATGAGGACGATGTGGTGGTCTCGAAGGGAGACCTCTGCAGCTTCGTCTGCGGACAGGAGCCACTGGCCGTAGTCGGCCTTGTGGATGTCGAAGTAGAGCTTCATGGCCTCCCGAACGGTCGGCTCGATCTGCTCACGGGTCAGAGGGGTTGGGGTTCCAGCATCCAGGCGCAGATACTGGGGGACGTACACGGCTTACCTCAGACGGTGTAACCGCCGTACTTGCGCTCCTCCTCGTTACGGTCGAGGTCGATGCGCAGCTTGTTCCGCACGGGAGTCTTCTTGACGACGTTGGTGTCCTCGTTCTCGGGGACTCCTTGCGCGTCAGCAGCGGACTTCTCCGGTGCGGGCGGGGCTGCCGCAGGAGTGCTGGACTTCATCTTCGGGGTCTTAGCGAAGCACATGAGTGTTCTCCAACACGTTCTCTTGCTGTTGCTCGAAAGCGCGACGGAGCAACCGGATTACCCGACGCTCACCAACGCGCATCCAGATTTCACGTTCAGACCACTCAGGCTCTGGGCAACGCTCGGGGAAGCGCTGCTCCAGGGCATCAAGTAGGTCTTTAGGAATCACAGGTAGTTGATCCATAAGTTATCCCTATGAGTGTTTTCCCTGTCCTCCAAGACTGTGTGGTAATTGACCGGGGGCTTATTCCCACCCCCAGTCACCCTCCATACCCTTGTGGTTGTAGTCGGTCACACGGCCCTCGAAGAAGTTCTTCTGGTTGTCACCGGAGACGATGTGGTCGACCCACGGCAACGGGTTCTTCTCGATCCCCCAGTTCGGCTTGAGGCCGAGCTGAACCAGACGGCGATCCGCGATGAAGCGGATGTACTGCTTGACCTCCTCGGGGGTCAGCGCCTTCGGCCCACCCAGGGCGAACGACAGGTCGATGAAGCGATCCTCCAAGGCGACACCCTGGCGGAACATCTCGTAGATCGCCCGCTTGAAGTCGTCGGTGACGATCTCCGGGTGCTCCTCGCAGTGGCGCCGGAACAGAGCCGCCATGATCTCGACGTGCTTGGTCTCGTCGCGGATCGACCATTCGACGATCTCGCACATGCCCAGCATCTTCGAGCCAGCCTCGGGGCGCTGGTAGTTTAGGAGCTGGACGAAGGCCGAGAACAGGCTCATACCCTCGTTCATCACGGTGCGAGCGAGGTTGATCCCCATCTGCTTCGGTGTGATAGCCGACGCCCCAAGGTACGGATCGACCACGAAGTCCTGCATGAACTCCGCTTTGTCGGCCATCTCCTCGTACTCAAGGAACGCTCGGTACTCCGTCTCCGGTAGTCCCAGGGTGTCGTTCAGCAGCGCATAGGCGCGCATGTGGGTCGACTCCCGGTTGGCGATGGAGAGCAGCGCCATGCGGGCTTCGTTGTTCTTGAAGTACGGCAGGAACACGTCGACGTAGGAACCGCCCACGATCTGGTCGCTCTGGGTGAACAGGCGCAGGATCTGGGTGATGTGGTTCTTCTCGACCGGGGTGATCGTCCCGTCCTTCCACTGGTTCACGTCACGCTGCAGGGAAGCCTCGTACTCCATCCAGAACAAGGACTCATGCTCAATAGCGTGGTTGACGAACTCGGGGTAGTGGAACGGTTTGTAAGTTGTCGAGTACTCAGTGAGCTGCGACATTGAATCCTCCTGTGAGATAAGCGATTGCCCGGCTCAGGGCTTCCCTGCTGTCCCGCAGAAGGCCGAGCGCCTTGTTACACGACGGACACAGCAGTCCCCGCACTGCGCCCGTTGTATGGCAGTGGTCGACGTGAAGGACGCCTTTATCGGGGTGGGTTTTACAGATCGCGCAGACACCGCCTTGCTGATCGAACATCGCTTCGTACTGGTCTTTGGTTATTCCGTAGCGTTCTTTCAGCTTGTTCCAGCGGTACTCGCGCTTGTAGGTCAGTGATTTGCAGCGTTTGCAGAAAGCCTCACGACCTCCACCGGCCTTGGGAGACCGGCGGAAGTACTCAGTGATGGGCTTTTCCTCGCCGCATTTCGTGCAGCGTTTCAGCCCTGGCAACTCAGACATTCCTCCTCAGCGTTGTAGTCTTTCAGCGCCTTGCGCTCGATCTTCTGGCTCACCTTGTCGCCACTGAACCCGGCATCTGTCCGCAAGTAGTACACGCCCTTGAGTCCCCGCTGGTACGCCATGAGGTGAACCTCGTTGACGTAGCGGCGCTCCGAACCGAACGGGAAGTACAGGTTCAGGCTCTGGCCCTGGCAGATGTGCTCCTGGCGATCAGCAGCGAGGTCGACGACCCACCGCATGTCCAGCTCGAAGGCGGTCTTGAAGACCTCCTTGTCGTACTCGTCGAGGAAGTCCAGGTGCTGCACCGACCCCTTGTGCAGGATGATCGACTGCCAGACCTCGTCGGTGTTGTGGCCGAGGGATTCCAGCAGCGCCTCAAGGTGCGGGTTCTTCACCAGATGGGAGCCAGCACGGGTGCGCTGGGTGAAGGCGTTCGAGCGCAGCGGTTCGATTGACGGGCTGGTGCCGCAGATCAGGCCGCTGTTGGCGTTCGGTGCGATGGCCAGCAGGTGGCTGTTGCGACGGCCAGTGCCCACCATGTCCGGTGCCTCGCCGCGCTCCAGGGCCAGCTCCTGGCTTGCCTCAATGGCATCGGCCTCGATCTTGGCGAAGATGCGGCGGTTCATGGACTTGGCGATGACCGACTCCCACGGCACCCGCTTGCTCTGCAGCAGGGAGTGGAAGCCCATGGCGCCCAGGCCAATGGCCCGTTCACGCATGGCCGAGTACACCGCACGGCTCATTACGTCCGGGGCGTGCTCGATGAAGTAGTCCAGCACGTTGTCGAGGAACCGAACCCAACGATGCACGAAGCGCGGGTCTTTGCTCCACTCGTCGAACTTCTCAAGGTTGATCGACGAGAGGCAGCACACAGCCGTGCGCTCGGCGTCGGTCGGCAGGTGAATCTCGTTGCACAGGTTCGAGCCATGGATTCGCAGCCCCAGGGCGCGTTGGGCCTCGGGCAGCGCACGGTTCGCTGTGTCGATGAAGTTCAGGTACGGCTCGCCGGTACGGAAGCGAACTTCGAGGATCGACTGCCACAGTTCTCGCGCATCCACTGTTTCAACCACAGCGCCGCTATGAGGGCAGCGAAGCTCCCAAGATCGACCAGCGAAAACAGCAGCCATAAAGTCATCGGTGATGTTGATCGCGTGGTGGATGTTGAAGCACTTGCGGTTCACGTCACCCCCGGTTGGGAGGCGAATGTTCATGAACTCGACGACATCTGGATGGGAAATGGACAGGTACGCCGCATAGGAACCCTTGCGGGTCTTGCCCTGGCGGAACCCTTCGACGGCGCTGTCAGCGATCTTGATGTGCGGCAGCGGGCCGACCGATTTGTCGGACACAGCACGCACCAGATCCCAGTGACCGCCGACACCACCGCCCATCATGGACAGCCAAGCCAGCTCGACCTGATGCTGCACCAGACCCTCGCGGGTATCCGGCACGAACGACAGGAAGCAACTGATCGGCATGGCCTTGGGTAGCTCGCCCGGCATGGGGGCGTTGCTCAGGATCGGGCTGGAGTACATGGCCCAGCCACGGGAGACATCGTCGTAGATGTCCTGGGCGAACTGCAGGTCTCCCTTGCAGAACGCCAGTGCGGGTCGCGCAAAGGCGCGTTGGAAAGTCTCACCCCCAGAAAGATAAAACCCCCGCAAGAGGTCTCCTGCGAGGGCTGTCAGTCGGGCATCACGCCCATTGTCCAGGGTGAGACCGTGGTAGGTCTCAAGGTGCATCTTTGACGAAAACTCCGTTGATCATCTTTCCGGTTCGGTTCTTGATCTGGTCGTAGGCCGAGGCGAGGCACTGACCGAGGGACAGGCCGTGCATCCGGGCCTGGATGATGAGGGTCACGACGATGTCGCCAATGGCATCCTCGATCTCGCGGCGGTCGTTCTTGACGATGCCCTCGATCAACTCCAAGACCTCCTCGTGGGTCTTCTCCCATTGGCTGGCGGGCGTGGCTTTCTCGAAGATGCCCCGGTCTTCCGCCCACTTGATCACAGCGGTTTCCAGGCTCTCGATCATGCAGCGCGCTCCTGGGGTTTCAGGAAGTCACGCACCGCGCACTCAAGGCGCAGCAGCTTCTTCTCGTACCACTCAGCCTTCTCCAAGTCCTGAATCCCGGCCTTCTTCTGGTAACGCCAGCGGTACTTGAAGGAGTTGCCGCGCAGGTAACCGCGCAGTTCATCAATGGTCATCATCGAGACCATGGCCTCGAAGCACTCGATGTTGATGCCGTCCACGTCCTCAACGAGGGCGCCGCGAACAGCAGCAAGCAAGGGGTCGAGCTTCCCCTTGTAATGGCCAGGGTGGTTGACCATGTCGATCACGGATTCCATAGCTTCACCTTCTTAGTCTTGAAGTCGTAGTCGGATGCCCGGCAGATGCGGGCCACGCGGGCCTGAACCAGGGCTTCTTCTTCGGAGAGACCGGCCTTGGCGAATGCCTCGACGACCTTCTCCCAGGCGCCTTGCACGTCGAAGTACTGGTCGTGCTTGGTCTCGTGGGCGAACGGCAGGAGGATCTTGTCGGCCTTGGCCGGGCCGATACCTGGGCAGCCCTTGTAGCCATCGGTGATGTCGCCGGTCAGGGCTTGCTGCAGGTGGTGGTAGTTGGCTTGGTGCTCGGTCACCTCGAACACGCCCAGCTCGGTGCGGTGGGTGTGGAAGTGCAGACCGGGGATGGTCTTGAGGTCTTTGTCCTTGGTGATGATGACCTTGCGGCCAGCCAGCTTCGGCCATGTGGAGAGGATGCCGAGCACGTCGTCAGCCTCCAGGCCCGGACGAATGAACGTCTCGAAGCTCTCCTTGAGCTGCTCCTTGAGCGGCTTGAGGATCATCGGCTTGCGCTGGCCGACCCGGTTCTCCTTGTAGGAAGGGAGCACCGAGCTGCGCCAGTTGGTCTCGTCCGTCAGGGCCACGATGATGCGGTCGGCGTTGATCGCCTCTGCCACCTCATGCACCCGGTCGACCACCCGGAGTCGGCCCTGGTCTTCCCACGCATGGAGAGTCCAGAGGCCATCACCCCAGTGGATCGGCTCCTCGGCACCGGCTGCGATCTCGTAGGCGAAGATGTCGCCGTCGATCAGCGCGATGGTTTCAGTGGACATCACGGCCTCCAGGGAACTGGATGATGTTGTCTGCCTGGACGACAACAGGCGGGAACACCACGCGCTTGAGGTCTTCCAGCACGAGCGCAAGGCCAGCCTTCAAGGCGTTCTGCGCGGTTTTGTCTTTGGCCTTGTCCAACGCCTCACTCAGGTTGATCAGGTCAGCAACACGGGCGGTCACCGGGTCTTCGATGCCGCTCAGATCAAGGTTCAATTCATCCACTGGTGGATTCCTCCAGACGTGTCAAAGCCGCCCAGGAGACTGGGAACAGCGGTTCGATGATTGAGCCGACCTCCTGGGCCAGTACTTGAATCTCGTGCTGGGCGTGCGGGTCGGTGCGTTTCAGGTAGAAGTTGGCGAAGGCGTACAGGTTGCCAGTCCAGATCCAGTTCACCTCGCAGCCTTGCGGCAGGATGAAGCGGGCCTGTTCGGGGCAGACGCCATCACGGATCATGTCCTCGTACAGGCGGATCGCGTACTCGCCAGCCATGCGGTACTCCCGGCGCCACTCGTGGCTGCGCGGGTGTTCACCGGCAGAGCCTTGCTTGGCCGAGCCTTCTGGCTTGCATCGGAACACGGACGGGATGTACAGCTCAGGAGTGGAGCTGATGTACCGGCGAGACTCCTCGTTCTCCACCAGACCCTGCTTGTGCTTGAAGCATTGGGTGCGGATCGGCACCGGGGCTTGCATCCGCAGGGTCACCGAGGTGTGGGCAAAGGGAGTCCAGTGGTCGTGCTTGGCGAGGTAGCGGATCAGGCGCTTGTCGTCGGCCTTAGTGGTCGGCCCTCGGAGGCCGGTTGCTACCAGCTCCTCGAACTCGTTGCCTTCCTCATCGACGTAGACGTGGCTGCTAATCTTGTCGAAGGACACACGGGCAGCGTTCACCACGCTCAGGTCGCTGCCCATGTGGTCAACGTACTGCGCTTTCAATTCTCTCCTCCTGTGTATTCCAAGAGAGCGCGGCCCGCTGGGGTAACGCGCCAGTGTTTGCTGTAAGTCCCATGGCCAGCATGGGTGGTCAGTAGTCCTCGGCTTGCCAGCTCGGCCACGCGCACTGCGTTCTCCCGTGCGTAATTGCTCTGCACGGTGAATGGCTCGATGTAGGCTCGCTGCAGGACGATCAGGGTCTTGCGGTTCATCAGTGGCACTCCGCCCAGTTCGTGCCGATCTTGGCCTCACCATCCAGGGGGCACCGCCAGTTGAAGTCGCGGCCCGCTTGCTGGAAGGCCCACACGGCTACCTGGGCAACTTCGTCTGCGATCTCCTTCCTGGCCTGGAGCTGGTACTCGTCGTGAACGTGGGCCAACATCGCCCAGTCCTTGCCGAAGATGTATCCACGGGTGGATAGCTCCCGATACAAGTTGACCGTGGCTTGTTTAACCAACAGGGCACCGGCTGATTGCAGGAGGGTGTTGAGGGCGGCGTGGTCGGATCGGATGTGCAGGTGTCGCCCGTCGATCCCGACGAGGTAGCCCCGCTTCTTCACGGCTGACGCAACGTCTTCGCGTAGCCGCTTCAATGCGGGGGTGCGTTTCAGGAAGTTCTCCTTGAGCTTCTTTCCTTCCTTCGCACCCTTGCCAACGATCTGCCCGATCTTCTCGTCGCCAGCCCCGTAGAGGTAGGCGTAGATGAACGTCTTCGCGTTATCCCGAGTGGGCAGACCGGCTGCCTTCTGGTTCTCCGTGTGGATGTCACCTTCGAGCAGAACCTTGGCGTAGGCTCCCCCGTCATACCGCGCCATGTAGTGGGCCAAGCAGCGCAGCTCAAGGCCCGAGGCGTCGGCACCGATCTGGACGTAGCCAGGATCAGCACCAAACAGTGCCCGACACTCCTTGCCGAATGGGGCACGGACTGACGGCACCTGGGCGACGTTGGGGTGGCTGTGGGTACAGCGCCCGGTCACGGCACCGATGGTGTTCACCGAGCCGTGGATGCGCCCCTTGCGTTCCAGCTTGAGCCAAGCCTGGTTCCCCTCGGCCAGTTGCCCGATGCGCTTCTCGATCAGGAACCGGCGAGCCAGGAGCTTGGCCGCTGGGTACGGCAGCTTGGAGAGCACCGTCTCGTCGACCTTGGGCTGGCCACCCTCGGTGAACTCCTGGGGTTTCCAGCCGTGCAGCTTGGTCAGGCGGTCAGCGATCTGCAGTCGGCTGGCGGGGTTGAACTCCTGCAGGGTGATCTTGCAGTACGGAACCCCGGCCTCGATGCCCTGGGTACGGTTCGGTCGCTTGGGCATGACCACCCCAGCGTTGACGTACCAGGGCCGGAAGGCGCCTTTGAGTTCCGCGTCCAGTTTCTCCCGCTCGGCCACCAGGGTGGTGTACAGAGCAGCGGCTGCCTGGGTGTTGAAGGCGAACCCGTGGCGCTCTTGCAGACCGATGATGAAGGCGAACCAGTGCTCCAGCTCGACGGCGCGCTCGGCCACTTCCTTGGACTGGATCTTCTTCCACAGCGCATCGGTGACCTCAACGTCCTGCTCGCAGTACGTCTGCATCTCAGGCGTCCAGACCTGCCAGTCCGAGGTCTTACCGAACTCACCCTTGTAAACCCCGAGGCGGTAGCCCCAGGCTTCCAAGGAGTGGGAGCCTCGCAGTTTCCCTGGCAGTTTCCCCTTGCGGATCAGGCCAGTGTCCCGGTCACCGATCTCCGGCCAGATCAGGCGGGTCAGTATCAGGGTGTCACGCAGCCGTTCGATTGGGATGTTGAACCAGGGGTAGACCTGCTGTAGTGCAGGAACGTCGAACTTCACCACGTTATGACCAACCGCAAGGTCAGCCTCCATCAGCCAAGCCAGCCCCTCTTTGATGGGCGAGTAGCCCGGCTGGTCAGCGAAGGAGCCAATCTCCCCGGTGGTTGCGTCCTTGATCACGAGGGAATGGACGCGGTCGAGCTGGTGTAGCAGCCCGTTTGTTTCACAGTCGAACTCAAGGGTCTTCATCTGGGCCTCTCATGGGAGTACCTATGCGCTAGTGGATAGTTAGAAATCCGGCTCTACATCCCACGGTGGGTCGATACCCTCCTGTGGAGTTGCCGGGGTGGTCTCGAAGCCGAAGTCATCAGCGTCCGGGCCGCGCTCGAACAGGCGACCAGTTTCTTGGTCGTAGCCGAGGCTCAAGGTGTGGCCGGTGGACTGGCCGGTGTAGCGGTCTTTGAGGATGCGGAAGGTGGTGGTCTGCCGTTCCTCCTCATCCTCGGCTTGCTGGTTCCGCTCCAGGCCGAACATGAAGTACGACCAGAAGCCAATGGCGCGGCTGCCCTTGAAGTGGCGGATCATCACGCGGCCTCCTTCCTCGTGAGGCTTGCCCTCCGGGGTGGACAGGTGGCTGACGAAGTGGATGATGCAGCCCAGCTCGTTGGCCAAGCCCGCCATCTCCTTCATCAGTTGCTCGATGGATTCCTTCTCGTTCGAGGTGTCGGCCATCGCCGTGAGGTGGTCGAGGTAGATGTGCCTGATGCCCAGGCTGACCACCATGAAGCGGATCTTGGACTTGACCGCATCCCACTCGGTCTCGCCCCAGGAGTCGTAGAAGGTGACCTTCCCCTTGAGGCTGGCCACGGCTGTCTTCAATTCCTCGGGAGTCCAGCCAGCATCGGGCACATGGAAGCGCCGACCAGCGATCTTCCCAGCCACGCGCTTGGCGGTCTCGACCGGCTTCTGTTCAAGGAAGATGACGCCGACATGCTCGCCCAGCTCGACCACGTCGAAGGCGATCTGCTGGGTCATGAAGTCGGTCTTGCCCACGCCAGTACCAGCGCCGATGGCGTACAGCTCACCCTCGCGGCGACCGTAGGTCAGCTTGGTCAGGGTCTCGAAGCACCAGGGCTTGCCCCATTCGATGGGCTTCTCGACCTCGTCGAGGATGTCGTCGATGGAGACCAGCCCGTCAGGCCGGTACTCCTTCGCGTTCCAGATTGCCTGGATCACTTCCTGGCCACGGCCAGCGACGAGCATGTCGTTCGGGTCTTTGAGCGGGAGGCTGGCGATCTTGGCCTTGCCTGGGGGCAGCAGCTCGGCCACCTTGATGGCAGCTTCGCGGCCCGGCTCGTCCTGATCGAACATCAGGATGACCTCCTCGAAGGTGAGCACCCATTCGAGGTTCTCCTTGATAGAGTTGGCTGCGCCTTGAGCGCCGTTGGGGATGGACACCACGGGCCACTTGTTGCCCTGGAGCTGGCTCACGGTGAGGCAGTCGATCTCGCCCTCGGTGATGACCAGCTTCTTGCCGCCTTCACCCCACAGGTGCTGGCCGAACAGGGCCACGCCTTTGAACTTGCCCCTGGTGGTGAAGGACTTGTCAGCGAACCGCACCTTCTGGGCGATGACCTCGCCTTCGTTGTTGCGGTACGGGGCCACTTGGACGGTCTGCTCTTTGAACTCACCGACGAAGTAGCCGAACTTCTTGCAGGTCTCCTCTGTGATCTTGCGTTTGCTTAGTGCCCGGTACTCTCCGAAGGGCACCAGTTCTTTCACTGCTGCCACTTGCTGTTTACCTCTGGGTGTTGAGTCCGACGCCTCCTCGTTGAAGTTCTTCCCGCACGAGAAGCACTTGCCCCAACCTTTATCGTTGATCGAGTAGGCGTCGGAGGATTGGCCACAGGGACAAGGCAAGTGGGTTTGCACCCACTCGCTCATGCTGCTGCGTATGCCTTCTTCATGGTCAGCTTGCCGTCACGGTAGAGCTGGACGATCAGCTTCTTGCCCTCGG